GAACCTGAAAAGAAGATACCTTCAACCGCAGCAAAAGCGATTAATCGTTCTTCAAAGGTCGAATTCTCTATCCAATCTAACGCCCATTTTGCCTTTTTTTGTACCGCAGGTAATCTATCAATAGCATGAAAGCATTCATCTTTTTCTTGTGGGTTTGATACATAGGTATCGATAAGTAACGAATACATTAATGAGTGAATATTCTCCATCATTAATTGGAATCCGTAAAAGAATTTTGCCTCAGGGTATTGAACTTCCTTTAAGAAGTTTTCTGCCAAATTTTCATTAACAATACCGTCGGATGCCGCAAAGAATGATAAGACGTTTTTAACGAAAAATCTTTCATTATCTGATAGGTTTTCCCAATCTCTAATATCATTTGACAAATCAACCTCTTCTGCGGTCCAAAACGCCGCTTGGTGTTGTTTATAATATTCCCAAATATCGTCATGTTCGATTGGGAAAATAACGAATCTATTTGGATTCTCTATTAAAATTTTTTCCATGTTTTTTTCTTAGTTTTGTGTTTGTTGTTTTTCTTTTCTTTTATCTAACAAATCTTTTATTCTTTGTCGATTTCTTTCTTCGGTCTGTTCTTCTAATCCTAAAAATGTTACCGAACTTTCAGTGTCAATCTCCAACATACCATTGTCAAATTTACAATTCTCAAATACAACCCCATCATCACCAATACGTGATTTAGTAATTGCAATAGTCGCTAATTTCATTTCTTTTTGTTGTAGAGATTTAGCAACTGTAATAATTACGTGACCAACCTGAGCTTTTTTGATTGAACCACCCATTTGGTCTGTAGTAACCACATCCGAAGAGATTGAACTTCTATTACCCTGAGTTGCAGTCCATCCGACTAAATCTAACTCATGACACATTGATTCAAATGCTCTCATAACCGAACCTTCAGATTTCCATTCGTCACCTAAATTCCTATCAGGAACAACACAGTCAATGTAATCTAATAATACCATATCAACTCTTACCCCATCCGCAATCATTTTTCTAATTTGATTTTTGATTTGTAACATAGTCATCGTATCAGATGGTAGTTTCTTTAAGATTAATTTATTGGTCATTGAATCTTTTACTTCTTGTACTTTAACCATAACTTCATCTTTCCTTAAAGACAATTCATCAGGATGAATTTTCGTCCATAAAGTAATGTGTTTTCTTTGAATAATCTTTGGGTTATCCTCAAAAAATATTTGAAGTACATTATACCCTAAATTAAAGGCGTGATTTGCAACTTTTGTTAGTAGTGTTGATTTACCGACACCTGTAGGTGCCAGTACCACACCAATTTCCCCTTTAGCCAAACCACCTTTTAAGAGTCTATCAATACCTGGAATACCCATTGGTATAGGGTGTCGATAATCCTCGTTTAAAACCTCATCTAAATTAAAGAAAACGTCAGATTGACCATCTTCTCTTTCTCCAACTTGTAAAGCGTTTCTTACTAACTGTTCTACCTTATCGTAGTTCTCAAATTCACCACTATCGATGATTTTTTGAGCTTTATTCATTACTTTCTGTAACTCTTGTTGTTTACAGAATTTCATAGACTTTTCCTGAACAAATTCACCTCCCTCAAGTGGAGCGTCTTTAATTTTATTAATTGTATCAATAACAATTTTTGAAGCCAACTCCTGTTGTAATTCAGATTTGGTGATTTGTTCTAAAGTGTCAAATGTTGGTGTATGTTCATACTTTGCGTAATGTTCTTTAACCATCTGAATGATGATTTTAAAATATTTGTTTTCAAAGTAATTTGTTTCAATCACATCAAGAATAGACCTCGCAAAGTCTTTATCGATAATGATTTGGTTTAATAATTGTAGCTGAAATCCGCTACCTAGATATTCGAAATTTTTGTTTGACGCCATAGTTTTTTCATTGTTGTATTTGATAAATATTAACCTTTTAAAGGAAGTCCGAGGTACTCGAATGTTAAATTTTTAGATGAAAAAATGTCAGTCAAGGACATAAGTAAGTTTTTTAGGTGTGGGCGTACATCTACGGTGTATCTTATCTTAGGCGGGTATATTTTTGCGTCGAACTGTCTATGACAAATTGTCACATCGCCCATCTTAATATACGCATTAAAATACTCAGGCCCATCAATATACGATGTGTCTAAAACCGCAGGGTTGTTAGTAATTTCATACTGATTGTCCATCATGTAAGATACTGTTTTCATTTTAAGTTGATGCTTAATGTCATCACTAAAATTAAATAACAACTCATAGAGGTCTAATGAGTTTTTGGCGTCAGGATTAAACTCCCTAACATTAAAAAATCTTTGTACTATGATGTTATCATTTACCATCATTAAGAATTCTAATTTTGTTGATTCTTGTTCTTTCATATTTATTTTATTTGTTTGTAATTTCTTTTTTCTTTTCTTGTTAATTTCATGAATGGTCTAACAAAGTTAACCCAAGCATCGTCACCTTTTGGTAGGAACTTAAAGAACCCATCTTTCATCATCATCTTTAAAAGATTTTTATATCCTCGTCCATCGGGGTCTAAACTTTCTCGATAATATAATTCAACTAATTCTTTTGCCTCATCAGTTATTAATGGTTTTGACAAATCTACTATTTTTTCATTAATAATAAAAAATTCTTCACCGTATACCCCTGTTTTGGTTTTACCTGATAATAAATTTTGTAATACTTTATTATCTTTATCTTCCTTTAAAAGAGTCTCAGCCTTTATTAAAATATCGGTAATAGTTACCGTTCGGTCAAGTAGTTCAGGGAATAATTTAACTAAAGTTTTCTCCCCTAAATAATAAATTCCGTCTATATTATCTGACTTATCTCCCGATAATATTTTATATGTTTTAATATTCTGATGTGGGAATTCATGGAATTGAATCTTTATCTTATCACCGTTTTTATAAACTTGTTTTGAGTTTGGGGAATAGATTGACACCTTATCTGAAATAAGTTGTGTCAAGTCTTTATCTCCCGAAAAAATGGTTTTAATTTCGTCTTCAGATATTTGACAATAGTATGCGATTAAATCATCTGCCTCATTATTATCAATGACGATTTGTCTAACGAACATTTCTTCCAAATACTGTTTAATCCTCTCCTTTTGTTCATCAAAGGAGTCTTGTTTAAACTCATTGAAATCACTTCGTCTGTGTTCTTTATATTGTGGATAGATAAGTCTTCTTGCTGATGAGTTACTAATGCCATCCCAAAACACAACCACTTTATCAAAGTTTTGTTCCTCGATAAATCTTCTGATTGTGTTTATGAAATGCCAAGTTCCTCCAACGTGTCTTCCTTCATGATAGAAATCTCTAACACCGTGAAAACCTATTTTAAAAAGATTGTTTCCGTCAATTATTAACGTTTTAATCACTTAGTTTTTTTTATAATGTTACGATTCTCTTTCTTCTCTCAAATCAAAGTCACCATCGGTTCCGATGATTTCTTTCCAATAATCCGCGTATTCTTTTTTGTATTTTTCAATTGACGCTTTTTCTTCTGATGCTTCTTTTCCTGCAATAAATCCGTGTGGTGTTACAATGATTTTACCGTCTTCATAACCTAAACCATTAATGTGGTTTTTCATAACAGATACTTTAGTTCTTGACGCAAACTTAATAGTTCTTTTGTCTTTAGTTGCGGTAATTTTAGTTGTCCCCGCGCCCTTTTGATTTCCAAATAAGAAAACTAATGATGAGTTTAACCAAATCGCCTCACCACCTTTAGCTTTAATTTTTGGTTGACCAAATGGATTGTCAGGTAATTCAACCCAAGGTTGATTAACAATGATTAAAGTATTTTCAAATTTCGAATCCGCCTTACGACTTCCTGAAATACGTTGGTTAATACCCATACCAATCTTATCGGCTAATGTAGATGCGTTATGTTGTTTACCACCTTTACCTTCGTAAGTCATCTTACAAGGAACAGAACCAACTGAATCCCACATAAAACATAAACTATAATCTAACTCACCTTTTTCTTGAGCGTCTAATAAGGAATTAATATAGTCAGTAATTTGTTCAATATAATCAAAGTTATTGTTGAAGATGTAAAACCCGTCCCAATCTAATTCACCTGTCGCCTCATCAACAACTTCCTCACAATCAAAACCCATAAGTTTTGCGTGTTCAAAAGACCATTTTTGTTCTGTAATAATGAAAACAGGAAGAATTCCTTTTTTCTGAGCGTCAACCGCAGTTTTTACCAACGCAGTTGTCTTTCCTGTATCTGAGTGACCTAAGAACATATTTAAATGTCCTATAGCAGGCCCTGGTAGTCCAACGGCGTCTAAAAAGTCGTTACCCAAATCAAAAAATCTTTGTGGTTTATATTTTGCAGATGTTGAGAACTTATCTTTAATCGATTTAAAATCGTTTTTCTTGATTGCCATAAATGTCTATGTTATTGTTTTTTTTTAGTTAAAAAATAAGAGCTTAGACACTTACATAGACATTGTGTCCTAGTAATTGTCCAAGCTCATTAGTAATATTAGAACGGCATATCTTCGTCAGGTTCTGCGTTCGCTTGTGGGTCTGAATTTACTTTTTTAGATTCTCCACCCATAGAGATTTCACCTTGAGATGAGTCTCCGTATACATAACCACCTTTGTCAGAATCCCAACGTGGAGTTTCTCCACGAGCAATAGATTCAAGGTATTCTTCAGGTTTTTTAGAATAAACATCTTCCCAAGTTAACTCATCCTTAATCCATGCGTCCGCAGACTCTTTGTTTTCATGTACAGGAGCTGGGTCGTCATACATAACAGTTTGAATAACCGTATACGTCGCACCTTTAGGTGTTTTTGCTTTGGTTAACTCAAGAATAATGTCACGACCATTATCGGGGTCCGTGATATCACCTTTAGCTCTCCAAATAGGAATAATCTTATCTAAGATACCCTCGTTTTTGTAATTGTGTTTGAATCTCCAAAACTTAACTCCATCAGACTCGTTATCACGGTCGATAACTTTAACGATGTAAAATTTACGAGATAAGTATTGTTTCGCTAATTCTTTATCAGAATCTTTACCTGTTGAACGTAGTTCTTCATAAACTTCATTCAATGGTGAACGCTCATTGTCATTCTTACCTGGGTCATAAAATTTTTGGAATTTCCCGTCAACCTGAATCTCGTGGTACCAAACTTCTTTAAATGGTGAAGAACCATCTGGTGTTGGTAAAATACGTAGTCTTCGTTGACCTTGTTTTTCAGTATCCTTAAGGATAGCTGCGAAGTATTTTTTCATTCTTTCTTCTTGTGTGAATTTTGAGGTGGAAGAAGAACCACCTTGTTTCGCTTGCTCGTATTGAGCTAAAACCGCGTCTAATGAATTTGTCGCCATATTTGTTAAAGTATTTAATTGATTTAAATAAGTATAAGTACCAACTATGGGTTTGTCAAATAAATTTTAAACTAAAAACGGTCCGAAGACCGTTTTATATTTTACCTAACTTGTTTGAAAGAATCGATTTGGTCATCTAACCCTTCAAAGTTTCTAAATGTTTTTTTAATATCGATTGGTGAATAATCCTCAACATCGTCTTTGGTTAAAATATACTCATTTTTTCCTGACTTTTCCATATCTTCTTCTTTATCTTCGAAGAAATCTGTTAATTTTTGGTTAAATGGCCCTGAGTCTAAACTTCTAAGTTCCAATTTTTCTTGAGGTGTCTTTTCTCTATATTTTTCAACTTTCATTTCTAAGTCATTCAACTTATTCATGATATTATCCATTTCACCTAATTTACCTTCTAAGTCTGTAAGGTGTTTGAATAAGTTATCAAAATATTCTTCTTGTTTTTTCTCAACTTGTTTTTGTGAGTTAACTAAGTCACTAATATCAAGTTCCTCAGTCTTACCTTTTTCTTCCCCAACTTTTTCAACATCAGGGTCAGTTGCAACATCAACGGTTGTTGGTTCTGGCGCAGGTGCCGCAGGTGGTTCAACTCCAACAGGTGGTGGAGGCATTGCTCCTGCATCCGCTGGCGGAAAAACTCCTGGGTCGGCAGGAGGTAAAGCTCCTTCTTCAGGAGGTGGAGGTAATGTTGCCTCTTGTTCGAAGATATAATTGTTAATGGATTTATATCTTGAGATTTCCTCAATAATTCTATTGTCTACTCTTTTCATTTGTTTAACCGTTTAAAAGTTGTTTCACCCCTGTTAGAGTTTCAACCTGAATCTTTTTATTTTTTGTCATTGTATTATCAACTCTTTCAATTAAACCATCTTTCATTCTGATAGTGTAACAATCTCCAGTGTCTAAATCACATACTTGTTTAGAACCATCACCCAAGTCTTTCTCAGTGCTTCTGGTATTTTTGCCTAAATAGTTGTCTAATATTAATTTTGTGTTCATAATAGTGTTTCTATATAAATATCGTTTATTATTAAAAAATTACTTAATTAGAGCCTTTGAATAAATCAATGGCCTTTGTAACTTTAGATTCAATATTTGCCTTGTCTGTTGCAGACATTTTATCATAGACATTAATTGGATTAAGTCTTATTTCTGTATTAGCAATATTTTCATTTAAAATCCAAAACTTACTAATTTGTGATACGCTATCATCTGATAGTGAACTCATTCTTTGTGACCATCTATTAACCATCATGGTTACAACATCAGAGAACGAATCAAAAACCGCATTAGGGTGATTCTTACTTGAACAATAGAAATTTTTGTTAGTGTCAAAGTATGTCTCAGACCCTCCCCAATTTTGGTCTATAGTAATCCCCCCAAAGTTATTTTCATAGGTCGTTAAACCAGTACCATCATTTGATGCCAAATAAATTGTAGAGAATATTACTTTTTGTAATTTTACATTACTAGTCAGACCCTTAATAGTCGTTATTGCGGTTTTAAATGTTATTGTAGTCTTTGTTGGCCCTGTTAAAGGTTTCCATGTTGCGTATTTAGAATCAGGTTGACAAGTCTCTTCAATCGTATTATTTATTGTTGTACTATCTTTATCACTAGATTGAGTAACAACATTATCTGTTTGACCAAGAACATTAGTACTTCGACTCTTTTCGGCTTCAGCACGTTTCTGAGTATCAAGTTTATTCTTTTCGATAATAGATTGTAATAAATTAGTTTTTAAAGTTTGTAAGTAATTATCAATTTTAGGTAATGACGCCGTTGGTTGTCTAATACCATCAATAATAGTTTCAAAACTACCAGGTGATATACTATGATTAACACTTGTAATCATATAAGGACCACTAAACATAGGTACGTATCTTAAATTGAAGTACATTGTTGGTTGTATCATCGCGTTGCCCATCATAGACACTGTACAAGAATAACTTCTATTTTTGTATAAGTTATATAACGAGTTGCTTTGTGTGGAACCACCTCTATTACCCCCTTGATTTGCCATTTGATTTAAAACTTCAAGAGATTCTGCGGTTGCTTGTCCCGCATCTTGAGAAACTGTAAACCCATAAAACATAGATTGGTTTTGAGGCCCAATATCAACGTTAAATCCTACAACCTTATTAGATTTGTCCCAATCATTCTTGTTAGTTAAATCTTCAACTAACGGATTATCACTAGCCCTTCTTAAATCAAACGCATCATTTCTATATCTAAAATCAACATTGTTTTTTAAATCTAATTGTTCACTCGGTTTACCTCCAAAAAAACAAACCATTTTAGCACTAGATTCTCTATAGTCAACATTCATAAAAGTACCGAATAGTGTATTAGCAAACTCTAAAGTACCTTCTACTTTTGGCTTTGGGTTTTTAACCGCATCCTGAACATTATAGAAATTAACATATGACGGTAAATTCATTACAACAAAGTTATTCTCAACCAATATTGATTGTACAAAACTAAGCATTGTTGCTTTTGGGTTTATATTAATTAATCTGTTTTTTAATTTAAAAACATCAACTAATATCTTATCACCAATATTTCTACTCGCTCTATCCAATAATAAAACATCTTCAAACAATGTTTTAGTCTTAAAGTCATTCCCCGAAATCCACTTATCATTAATCGCCTTGAATGATTCCCATAATTCGACCTTTGTTTGAGGTCCTTCTAAAACAGAATCGATTGTTGATTGTGGAGTATTATTAACATTAGGTAAAGCCTGTTGTAATTTAATAATTAAATTGTTAAATATTTTATTTTTAAAATCTAAGGAGTCTTTTAGATACTCATCCATTAACCCAATAAATTTTGTTTTATTCATAGTAGACTCTTTTAGTTTTTGAGTCGCATAAATTTTAACTATCGGTGAAAAATTAATTA